AATATGTAAAAATACAACATCCGAATAAAGGCACAATACCGTTTGATTTGTATCCGTTTCAGGAAGATACTCTAAAAGAATTCGCAAATCGGTTTACTCTCATACTCAAATCAAGACAGTTGGGTATTACCACTTTGGTTGCAGCCTATTCTCTTTGGTTGTCTTTGTTCAATAGTGATAAAAATGTATTGATAATCTCCATTAAACAGGAGGTTTCAAAAGAAATCATTACAAAGGTTAGATTTGCCAATGAACATTTGCCATCATGGTTGAAAGAAAGGGAAACCACAAACAATCACATGTCTTTGAGATTCGAAAATGGTTCTCAGATTTCTGCAACATCATCTGCAAAAGACGCGGGACGTTCCAAAGCTTTAAGTTTATTGATTGTTGATGAAGCGGCTTTTATAGAAGAAGCAGAAACAATATGGACCTCTGCATTTTTAACTCTATCTACAGGTGGTAAAGCAATCATTCTGTCAACTCCAAATGGTGTGGGTAATTGGTTTCATAAAATGTGGGTGGATGCAGAAAAAAGAAAAAATGATTTTAAAACCATAAAATTGCCTTGGAATTTGCATCCGGAACGCGACCAAAGATGGAGAGAAGAACAAACAAAACAATTGGGTGCCAAAGGTGCAAGTCAGGAATGTGATTGTGACTTCCTATCCTCAGGAACGAATGTTGTAGATTTGATGATTCTCAAATGGTATGAAGATAATCCAAAAATGGTTATGGATAGGATTGAACAACGTCGGGGTGAAGCTCTGTGGATATTTGACAGTCCAAAACTTGGCCAAGATTATCTTATATGTGCTGACGTAGCCCGAGGCGATGCTTCTGATTATTCTGCGGCTCATGTGTTTAATATAGAAACATTGGAACAGGTTGCAGAATTTCAAGACCAGTTAATCCCAAGAGAATTTGGTGATGTATTAGTAACTTTAGCTACGGAATATAATGACGCATTATTGATTGTGGAACGTGAAAACATTGGATGGGCTGTTCTTCAACAAATTATTGACCGTCAGTATAAAAACACTTTCTATTCAAATACCAACGACCCAAAAATAGCTGATGTATATCACAATGTATCAAACAGATATAATCGTGATGAATCAAAATTACTTCCGGGATTTTCCACAACCATCAAAACAAGGCCATTATTAATTTCAAAAATAGAGGAATATTTCAGGGAAAAACTGGTCATTGTTCATTCCATTCGATTGATTAACGAATTGAAAACATTTATTTGGGAAAATGGAAAAGCGCAAGCAGCTCAAAATTACAACGATGATTTGGTTCTGGCTTTGGGTATGGGATTGTGGGTAAGGGATACAGCATTGAGACTTCGTAATGAGAAAATGGTTTTGACACGAACTATGTTGGATAAAATACATGTTGGTAAGGAAGATAATAAAACCCCAATATATACGGTTAGAACACCATCAAAAGGAAAAGAACAGTGGCAAATGAGACTTGGCAATAGGCCGGGTGATGTAGAAAGCTTGACATGGTTGTTACGATAAATTACACATATTTATACTTACCCGAAACACATACACACAGTAAATTTGAAAGGATAATATATGCCAGACAGTCCAATTAGACCAGAAGTAAGAGTAGATAACGAAGAAATTGATATCAAACAAAAATCGTTGTTTGCGCGCTTAAAGAAATTGTTTTCTTCGGGTGTTGTAGTTCGTAACGTTGGTGGTAAAAAACTTAAAGTAAAAGATACCAGCGATTTAATGTATGCAACTGACAGAAACAGTTTGCGTGACCGCTTTAATCGTGTTCGTTCCACTTCCTATAATGCTTATACAAGAGACTTTTCCTTGGCGTATCAAGCTGCTCGCATTGACCTTTTCAGAGATTATGATACTATGGACATGGACCCTATCATTTCTTCGGCCTTGGACATTTATGCAGATGAATCATTGACTGTCAATGAATTGGGAAAGGTTTTGGTTGTTCATGCTGAAGATGATAACATAAAAGGTATTCTTACCAATCTTTTTTATGATGTTTTAAATATTGAACATAATCTTTGGTCTTGGACCAGAAACATGGCGAAATACGGCGATTTTTATATGCGTCTTTATGTTTCGCCAGAATATGGTGTTTATCAAATTGAACCCATTTCTGCATACAATGTTGAACGTCTTGAAAATACCGACCCTCTTAATAAGAATTACGTCAAATTCCAAATAAGACCAACCGATACTTCTCAGGTTGAAACCTTGGAATTTTTTGAATGTGCTCACTTTAGATTACTTTCAGATTCCAATTTCCTTCCTTATGGTAAAGCAATGATTGAAGGTGCTCGCCGTGTTTGGAAACAATTGTCTTTGATGGAAGATGCTATGTTAATCAATCGTATTATGCGCGCTCCGGAAAGACGTATATTCAAGTTGGATGTTGGTAATATTCCACCACAAGATATTGATTCCTTTATAGAAAAACAAATAACCAAACTTAAAAGAGTTCCATATGTTGACCCACAAACGGGTGATTATAACTTGAGATTTAATCTTCAAAACATGACAGAAGATTATGTTTTGCCTGTTCGTGGTGGTGACAGCGGAACATCCATTGAAACCTTGAGTGGTATTGAATGGACGGGTATTGATGATATTGAATATCTTCGTAATAAATTGATGGCCGCATTGAAGATTCCAAAGGCTTTTTTGGGTTATGAAGAAGAACTTTCAGGCAAGGCTACGTTAGCATCAGAAGATGTTAGATTTGCAAGAACAATTCAACGTATTCAGAGAGTAATCATATCAGAACTTGAAAAGATTGCCATTGTTCACTTGTATTCACAAGGATATCGTGATGAAACCTTGGTCAATTTCAAACTGGAGCTTACCAATCCATCAACAATTTTTGAAAAGGAAAAAATTGAAGTTTGGGGTAATAAGACTGAATTAGCCAAGAACATGATGGAAAATAAACTTTTTTCCAAACAATGGATTTACAAAAACGTTTTTAATTTGTCCAAGGATGATTCGGATGAATTGCTTGACCAAATTGTTGAGGATTCCAAACAAATGTGGAGATTCAAATCCATTGAAGAAGAAGGCAATGACCCTGCCAAGCCATTTCAGAAAATTAATCCGAATGCTGAAGGTACCCCTCCGGGCGGCGGGGGGCTTCCTGAATTAGGCGGACCGGGTGGTGGATTGCCTGAATTAGGCCCTGCTGGTGGTGAATTGCCGGGTTTGGGCGGGGGACCGGGAGGCGGATTGCCACCATTACAGGAAGCAAAAATTCAAGGCGATGCCAATCATGCTAAATGGGAACAAATGGTCAATGATGTTTCAGAAAGTGAAACCACTGGAAGTATAGAAGAAGAACATGGTGAACACGCTGAAGATTATGAAAGACCTTCACAAGAAGGCGAACACGATGCTCGAAAACAGCATCCATTTGGAGAAGACCCGCTTGGTAATTTGGAAAATAAAAGGAAGCAAAGACCGAGTAGCACTTCTTTAACTCCAAAATGGGCAAATAATTCTCCACTTAGTCTTGAGACTCTTCAAAGAAGTAGTATGATTAAAAATCTTACATCTTATTTGGATAAATCAAGAGCCGAAAAAAAGGAATTGATCAAGGAGGCAAAGGTAACAGGAAGCAAATCAATCCTAGACGAAAGCAACATCATCGGTGAATAGTGAAATAATACATTTTCATATGTTTACGTCATATTTATAATTTAGTGGAAGAGTTGAATATATGCCAAAGAAAATGCGCCATTCAAAGTTTAAAAATACAGGTATTTTGTTTGAATTGTTAACCCGACAAGTGACAGCAGACATTATTGCCGGCAAAGATGGGTCGGAAGCTAAAGATTTACTTTTCAAGTACTTCAAGGAGAATACTGAACTGGGCAGGGAATGGCGACTTTATAATTTTCTTCTGTCTGAAAAAATTAAGGATGAACAACACGCAGACAGATTCCTATCTGTTATCATAGAACAACGCAAAAAACTCAGCAATTCCAAGTTAGCAAAAGAAAAATATGAATTAATTAAAGAAATTAAGAATCTTTATCCAATTGATGATTTCTTAAAAGCAAGTATTAAGAATTACAGGAATTTGGCCTCTATATTCAAACTCTTCGAGGATGCATCTTCCAAAGACTTAAAATTTGACGTAAAAGAAGTTTATCAAGCAAAAACATGTATAATTGAAAACATTGTTGATAGACCAAAGAAAGTGGGTGAGGAAGAGGATATTCTCAAGTTTTATGCTCAACAGAATGAGGATGTTCGTCTTTTGTCCTATCGTATATTGGTTGAAGGTATGAACAAGAAATACAAGGATTTGGACGAAAATCAAAAAAATGTTCTTCGTGAATATATCAACAATATTTCTAATACTAATTCGTTGGGTGAATACATTACAAGGGAGGTTGATAATGTCAAAAAGCAACTGAATGAATTGACATCAAAAATAAATGATAATGATGTAATAAGGATTAAAATCAATGAGGTTGTTCGTCAATTGGATAAAGTAAAACCGTCACCAAATAAGATAGTAAAAGACAATCAAGTAATGGTTGTGTTACTTTCTTATGAATTATTAAAAGAAATTAAAAAACAAGTCGAAGGAAAAAAGGATGAGCAAAAACCATCTTAAATCATTTGTTGAGAATATAGTTAGAGAAGCCATTTTAAAAGAAATGGTTGGCGGTAATCTCGATGCAGATACGGCTACGACTCGTTTGACTCCTAATCAAAAACAAGTTGTAGCAGCATTAATGCAAAGAAAGTTTAGACCTGTGAAGTATATAGATGCAGGCAATAATCAGGTTAGTGTGGTTTTGGAACAACCTTACCGAAAAGCAGCAGACGAAGGAAATAGATTTGCTCATGTAACACCCAACGGGCGCATTAACAGAGACCAGTTGGACCTCCGAACATTTTTAAAAAGTGTTGTTGGTGAAGTCATGTTTGGTCAAAAAAGAGACGACCACAGATTTGATGATGGAAGAGAGCCTGTAATGGGATTTGTGAATGTTGAAGAATCTAATGTTTCAAAAAAAGAAGGGGATACTGTTCAAGTTGCAGATGGTTCTGGTATAGATAGCGGAAAGATTGGTGTCATAGTTCCAACAAAATTTAGACAAACCGGTGGTGGGCTAATTCCAGATGAGCCCGGCGCATATAAACCACAACCGAAAGGATGGTTGTCTGTAAAATTTGAAGACGGTCATGTAGCATCATTCCCGGCAAATAGATTACAGATACCTTTTTCATTTTTAAAAGGTACAGATAAGGCCCTTAAAGAAGACGAAGAACGAGAATGTGATTGTGGTAGTGGATTGCCAAGTGAATGGGCGTTGGATGGAAGAGGTATTCCTTTGGTAAGAGTGTGTGACAGATGTAGAAAAAAGAAATTAGCGAGATATCGCCCGGAAATCCTCAGACCATATACGCAAGCTGATGTGGATGAACCCATTGAGCCAGATGAATATGACGAACAGACAGGAACAGGCGCTGTAGCAGGCTATTCTACTCCATTTGCATTTAAAAAGAAAAAAGTAAAGGAAAGAATTCTTCCTGATGGAAAGTATGAAGACGATATGGAAAGTGCTCTTCAATCAAAAAGAGTGTCTGGAATGTCTGAAACAGTGTCACCACCATATGATGCTGAGTTGGACATTCACGGAAAGCCGTGTCCTTGTGGAAGCGGATTGCCTTCGTTTGTTAAATTGAGTCCTACAGGAAAAGTTTTGGCAAGGGTATGCAGGAAATGTGACAAATGGAAACAAAAAACATTGAAAGATTTTCGTTCCAACAAGCGCCGTGGGAGAAGTATTCCTCGCAAACTAAAAATAAGTGAAATTGCCAATTTTGAAATGGGTTTGGTTGCTACAGCATCAGGTATCATGATTTATAAAATATTAAGAAATATAATTGATAGTTTAGCTGCTAATCGTGATTGGAAAAATAGAAGATTAACACCGTATGTTATTGATGCTATATTTAAATCTGTTAAAAAACGCAATCCGGGATTGAATGAAGAAGAACTTTATTATTTTAAACAAGAAGTTTCAGGTTTGATAACCAGTGGTGAAATCAGAACCGTAAACGATTTGAAGCATTATTTTGAAACAAAAAAATTGGAAGAAGCCAATAAAAGGAGTATTGATTACCCAATAGTTAAAAAGGTAAAAAATGCGGCGCAAAGATTTTTTAAAACAACCGTGGAACGCATTCAAATAGCATATAAAAATACTGATAATGATATTGTATTTGAAATCTATTTAGGACCAGATTGGATTAGAAAATTTGTAAGATTTCACGGACTGAATAGACCATTCGAGGTGTGGGATGAGGGAAAAAAGAAATTTATACCAACTAATATGTTGGTTAGAAACTTTCCACCTGTGGAAGAAGCAAAAGAATTAAGTGAGATCGTAGGATTTGGAACAGGAGTGGTAGTAGGCTTTGTGTCGGCGTTTCTCTATAGATTGTTAAAAGATATATTTAAAGTAATGTCCAATAAACATTTTAAAAATATGCCATTAACAGATGAAAATATAGACCTCATTCTCCGTCTTGGTAGAAAAAGAAATCCATCATTAGATGAAGAGCAAATGGAATACATGAGAAACATCATTATGACAGCAAGAAACAATGGAGTAAAAACTGTAGGGGAACTTTTTGTCTATTTAAGAAAATTGTATCATGATGAATCTTTAAAGGAAATGACTGGAACGGGTGCTGTAGCTGGTTATGATACACCATTTGCGTTCACCAAACACAAAGATGGTAGTAAAAGAGCATTGGATGTGACAAAAAAATTGGGATTTAAAGTGGCAAAATCCATATCTGAGGAAGAAAACATACTAACGTAATATGAAAAGAATAAAACTAAGAAATTTGTTAAATTTAACTGAACAGGCTCCGCAGCCACCAGCAATGAGTCCTGCTGCTCCTGTGCCTGCTCCAATCGCGCCCCCGCAGGGCATGAGCGCCGGCGTGCCGGAGGCACCGGCACCTGAGATTCCTGCTCCAGAAACTTCTCCAGAGCCGGAAGACCCATCAGAATACGATTTTACTCGTGACTTTAGAGCGTTTGAAGATAAAAAGAACAAAGCTGAAGCTGAAGCTAAAAAGGTTCTATTGGATAAAATGAACAAGAGGCTTTTAAACAAAACGATTGTTGCCAATTCTTCCCGTGGTTATGGACAGCCAAAGACAGATTATACCATTGAAAATGTGAAAAAAATCAGTGTGGAATTTTGGTATAAGGATTATGTGGTTATAGCCACCGACCAAAATGACAAGAAATATTTCCTAACTCCGGGTATTAATATCAAGATTGAAAGTGAGGGCTCTGAGCCTGCTCCGGGAGGTAAAGAACAACCAACATCAGGTCCAGAAGAAGTTCCACCACAAGAACAGCCACCAAAAGGTGGAGAGGAAGCGCCAAATACAGCATCCCCGTCAGCTCCAGCAGGCGATGAAAAACCAACACCGGAAGAACAACCACCAAAGGCTGTTCCACAAGTCAATACTCAGGAACCGGCACCAATGGCTCCACAAAAAGTTCCAAAAAGAGCTCCAGTGCCTGCGGAACCTGCTCCAGCAGAACCGGAGCCGGAAGACCCCCGAAAAAAGAAAAAGAAAGTTCAACCTGTGGTTGAATGGCTTCAGAAAGATTTGAATACATTCCTTGTGGAATACATGTCTGACAATGTAAAGAATGAAAATGGAAAGGTAAATTTTATTCCTTACATAAAAGATGCAACAAGAATGTTAGCCGAAGGTGTAAATGCTACCAAGGTAAGATTCAGTTTGTTGATTCCTGAAAATCACATGATAAATCATGTGGATAATAGGGAATTAAAATTGGCGGCAATTGATTCCTTGAGAAAACAGACACGCTATGGTCAATATTCGGAAGGTTCGGTTGATATAGTTAAGAATGGTAGATATTATCTCTTGGAATACGTTAAAGAGGTAGGATGGAACATTTAATATGAATAACAAGCAATTATTGGTAGATTGTATAACTTTTGAGTTCGTCAAAGACAATCTCTTTGAAGAAGCCATTCGTTCGGATGGAAAGCGATTGGTTGTCAAGGGTATTTTACAACGTGCGGCAGTAAAAAACCAAAACGGAAGACTATATCCCAAAGATGTTCTTATTCGTGAATCCAAGAAATACGAAGAGAATTTTATCAAGGAAAGAAGAGCTCTTGGTGAATTAGACCATCCGGAATCTTCCGTGGTAAACCTTCAAAACGTTTCTCATAATGTTGTGGAAATGCACTGGGAAGGTGACGACCTTATAGGAACGGTTGAAGTGTTACCTACTCCAAATGGAAATATTCTAAAAGAATTATTCAGAGCAAATATTCGTCTTGGAATTTCCAGTCGTGGATTGGGGACTGTCAATAAAAGCATGAATGAAGATGCAGATGTGGTTCAGGACGATTTTGAGCTTATAGCATTTGATTTTGTATCAAATCCAAGCACAAGGGGCGCTTTTATGTTTGCAGCGGGTAATCTTCAGGAAGGTGTAAAAGATTCTGTTCAAAATCCCATCAACCAAAAATGGGAAAGAATTGAAAACATTGTCAGAGATATTTTAACTGAAATCGGTTAAGATGAAAACACCACAATTAAGATTATTGATTAAAGAAATTGTAAAACAATTAATTCCCGAAGAAGTTATTCTGGGAAATATTAACGTTGACATAGACACTCTTAAAAGATTAAAAAAAGCGTATAACAAGGCTGTTAAAGAAAAGAAAGAGTCATTTCTGTTCAATGGGAATCCAATAGTGACAGAATTAGCAAAGCATGCTATTACACACATGTCTTATAGGTTAAATTTGATAAAAGAAGAGGATTCCATAATAGATATAACGTTTGATAGAACGTGTCCTATTTGTAAAAAAGTAAACTCTGTAACTGTCAAGAAAAAAGATTATGATAGGTGGCGTGCCGGCACGCTGATTCAAAATGCTTTTCCTTATCTTAAACCTGATGAACGTGAGATACTTAAAACCGGTATTTGTAATTCCTGTTGGGACAAAATGTTCAAAGATATATGAAAATATCACAGTTAAAACTAATAATTTTGGAAATTGTAAAACAAGCGAAAACTGTAAATAGTTTGGGTGAAATATATAGAGGCACAATCAGACCATATTCTATTAAACATGCAATTTATCAAACTCTTCAACAATTTAATTTTCGCAGAATAGGAAATATAGAAGGATACATGGAATTTATTATTAGTGGATTTGCAACAGTTATGTGTGCTATTGATTCCAAGAATAAAACAATTAGAGTGGAAAAATATTATGATGATGAAGAACGCAATAAAATACCGGGAAACCGTGTAATCAAAGAATTTTCTATTCCTGAATCAAAAGGTGAACAGTTGAAACTTGCCAAAGATGTTGTTTACTTATGTAAAAAATTAAGCAAATCTATTCGTGAAGAAGCTATTAGTAATCAAAATAATTTAAATGAAGCACTATCTCCAAAAAGCATTGCTACACTTGAAAAATGGCGCAAAGAATTGGGTGATAGAAAAACGGGTGTAAAATTGATAGATACTGTTTTGGAACGAAGAATTGGAATAGTATCAGCAGATTTACCTGATACCGCTACGTTTGCTAATGGACTGGATGACATAGAAGTTTTTTTAAAAGAAGGTAAGTATGATTCTGCCATTCAGCAAGCTATAGAAACGGCTAGAGAGATGGTAGAAGAAGAAGGTGGAGAAGGATTGTTTGAAGAAACAGATGACCAAGAAGTGATTTACAAAGACCGTCAAGGTGGTCAATGGGTTTACTGGATTGACAACAGAGATACAGGTGGAAAGATATTTATCAAACCTGAAAATATTGACAAATATCTTCGTAAAGGATATCATGTTGTTGAACTTGAGCATTAATAGTTAAAA